TCCCGCGACTCATCGACAAAATTCCGCGTCACCATTCGATAACCGCTCCTTTTGTTACGATATGCCGGATGATCTAGCGTTATCGGAATCATTCGAGGTGTGTTGTTGACTAAAGTTATGGTGTCACTCATTTGCTATAGCTCCCCTTTAACCCTTTTGATAAGCAGTAAGGCGCACACCTTCATCATCGGTTGTCGCCGTCTGCCCTACTGTTTGGTCATTCGCAAAACCGGTCAGATCTTGCATGTCGAATCCTCTGATAACAAACCTACCACTAAACGCATGTATGTTCGAGTCGTTAGGTGTACTAATTGTATCAAGATCTCCGTCTTCTGTAAAATCGATTTCATAGCGCGCCTTCCCGAGCGATGAATCATTAGGATCGCGCGTGAGCTCGATGTACTTATTTTTTTCGAAGTAGCCGTTTACCACCGCCATTAAATTTATTAGTTCCACCATGATGTTAGAGACACCGATAATCCTGAACTCAAGATCAACAGTGTAGCCGACTCGCCGCTTTAGATACTCCCCCGGATTTGAAGCCGCAACTGCTATCGGCGCGTTTTGTGAGTAAAAACGATTCTCTCGCAATGTCGGGCCGAGAAGCGCAATCCCGGGAAGCTCGGCTAACGTTGTGATGTCGGCTGAATCGGTGGTGTCGTCGTCGAAATCGGTGTGATTGGATATCGCCACATTCGGGATAGTCTGTAAGCGCAACTCAAGCACTATCTCGCGAATCAAACGTTGAAAGTCGCTTTCGGTCGCGAGCTGTACGCGGGAATAAGCCAACCCATCAGTTTCGGTGACCTCTTCCCCCGGAATAGGATCACCATCATCGTCGAGATTCTTGATCGTGATGTCGACCGAGCCTTCACCGTACGAATTTGCTTTGGTTGGCGTGATAGGCGATTTCGGAACAAGCACAAATAACCGTGTTGCGCTAATCACCGAAACTTCGGACGCCTCTTCTGTGTTGCATAGAACGGCTACGGTAGGGATCGGTGAGCTCGCCGGACCATCCGCGGGAGGTGGGACAGTAGGGACCTTGAAGTTTGTTCCTGTGATCTCGACTAAGGTAAGTCCCCCGGTGTGCACCGTGTTAGGGGATATAGCTGTAATTGTGGGAACCGCCATGTGTCTAGTATACCATGATCACCAAACAAGACCGAATTCGCCCTTTGACGCAATACTAAATGCTCGCATAATTCGTCGTCGCATCGATCCTTTGTTTCTTAGCATATGCTCGTACACAGGGGCAAATGTGGGGCGTGCCGGAATCTTAATGATGAGAATTCCACGCTTAAACCCACCGGTGCCCTTTTTCCCGTGAAGTTGTATCCCCGATCGCCGTATCATCGCGTAGAAGTAGTTACGCATCGCGGGCGTCACTCGCATGACAATGATGCGCCCTTCTTCGTGCACCCGGAAGATATTGACCATCTCTTTGCCGTCCCGCGTGCGCACTCCCCGAAGTACGCCAACAAAAATCGTTTTTCCACGTTCAGTCACATTGATGTTTCGTCGAAAAGCGCCGGTGCGCAATAACGCTTTTCTACCCGAAAAACCTTCCGCGCGCCGCTTCGCCCACGTGAGCTGTTTAAGCTTCGTGTATTTCTTACCTCCCGGCATTTGCCGCGTCATACCGGTTACAAGTGCTTTGCGCCAAATGTGCGCTTCTTTCAGCATCGCTTTGCGCCATGCACGATTCATGCGTAACGCTGCCGCCGCACTAATTGATCGGCGTGCCCGTATCCAATCACCATATTGCTTAACTTCGATCATTATTACGCGGTACGGGTGGAAAGCTCCCGCTCTTCGAATACGACGAAGAGTAAATTACGCTGCAGGCTGTTTAATCCGAAACCACCTGAACGAATTTGGGTAACGTACAATCCGGGAGGATTAGGGATAGTTTCGATGAGTGCACCCGTCTTTGCGTGGCGAATTGCACTCATCCGGTCACCATCTCGAATCAACGGGCGCCCAGTGGTAGCATCCACCCGCCCCGCAAGCTCGAGATCTCGGTAGTGCATCACCACCATGATTTCAGAATTCGGCGACTTACCCGTCACCATCATTTCAATCGCTTCGAACACAGCCGGTTCGATCTGGCATTTGTAATTGTACGTAACCTCTTCCCGACTTATCGTACCGCGCGCCGAACCGCTTGCGGGTGGAACTACTATCGGTTCTCGAAACACATCGTCGTACCCGCCATCCGTGACCGCCGCTGTCAGTTCAGTGTCAACCTGTTCAAGGTCTATTGTGAAAGGAAATATCAGTTTGCCCCGTGCCATGTTACGCGATCCTGATTTTAGGTGGTCGGCTGTAGCGCACAAGAATGTTGTCTATGCGTGGATCGCCGGTGTACGGTCCCACCCCTTGCCGTCCGAGCGATATCGGATTTGCGTAACTAATCGACTGATCACGCGTGCGCTGACTCGTGATGCGCCAAGACGAGGTTGTTTCGTCTGTCGGATCGGCACCATATTTCACGGGTATTTCGCGGATAACCATGAGCTTGCACGCTTCGGTAATCGCGAGCGGAGTTGCCCCCGTTTCCGATCCATCGTAATCGGTGTACCCAAAAAGACCGGACACCTCGACGTTCAGTTGTCCCCGCGGGAACCACGTCAACCCCATCTTGAAAAGAAACTCGTTTTCAAGAGGTTGGCTAACTTCAATCTTCGGATTCTCACGATCGTCGGGAGCTGTAAGATTTTCTGTAATGTGGCGATTGTAGACGATGTAATCAGCCGAATCCATCGTAACCCCTTCGATTTTTACTGAATCGATCCGAATGATTGGCTGTTCGAGTAGTAATAACAACGCATTTTTCCCGTCGAGTGTGAAAGTCATTGACCGAGACTCGAACCACCTCCCCGTATACATATCAATTAGTCGCGATGCGCGTTGAATCAGAGTCGTCAAACGGTCGTCCGATACTGCCGCCGACCCCGTGGATGGTACCCCTTCGTCGCGCATGTCTTCCACCGAACAGTACATGGTCTCGGTCCCTGGCGACCCCGTTGACTCGATTTCGACGGTGATGTCTTCTTCGCCGGTCTGATAGGCGGACGTTGAAAGGTATTTCCACCGCCAATAAACGCGATAGCTCCCGAGCTCTGCGTCTATTGCAGGTGTCCACCCGCAACCATTTGTGTTGTCGTAAACGTAGTAGGAACCTTCATCAAAACGTCCCGGTGCCGCGGTTACGTCTTCCCACCCGGTCGCCGGAAACACCTGCGTACTCGTGGCGATGTACTCGATGCGTACTTCGACCAGATACATGTCGGTTTTCACGTTACCGATAGACGTGAACCAATTGATATTCGAAGGGGTATTTTCTTGTCCACGCGGAATAGTTGGCATAGCCAGACCTCACATTTAGGGTAGCACGCCATCCGGGTCAAACGGTGACCCTACGACTGCAATTTCACTGTACAACGCTTGCACGTTAAAACCAGTCTTCGGCGCTAAATTGAGTCGAAAAGAATTACTCGTAAGTTCTGTGATTCCGTACTGATCGTCGTCTACTGGATATGTAATCCCGTTTATAACAGCACGAAGCGTCCCGCTCGTGTAATCGGTAGGGGTCGTAAAGTCAGTATTCACACCATTGATGTCACCGACAACCGTATTGACGACAGTAAATGCGCTCATTTACTGCAAGTTTACCACAAATTGGCGAGCACTGCCCCCGCATCAGCATAGCCGATATCCATCAACGAGATGTTCTTCTTTCGCTCAAAATTGAGACTATCCCCCAATTCCTTCTCAGGTTGCACCACATGGATGTCGATGTAACGCTTTGAGTGGCACTCCCCATGCTTCGCTTTTTCAACGGCGAGCTCGTTATGCAAACGTGCCGCACGCAAATCGTCGCGATTGATTTCACTGCACATGATGTCAAGTGTGCGTGTCACCTGTTCAAGCGTACTGAACGATGTCTTTTTCGACATCGTGATTGTCTTCGGTGTGCACGTCACCACAATGATGCGCTTCGCCCCCGCATCGATTGCGGTCCGTAATGGGGTAATGCTTCGCAGACCACCGTCGCTGTAGCTTGAATCACCAACGCGAATAGGCGAGAAAAAGATTGGATAGCTACTCGAAGCTTGCACCCCCGCGATGATGTCGTTATCTTTCTCCGTCCACATTTTGCATTCGCCGGTGTTTAGCGAAACACCGACAACGCGCAGTTTTTTGCCAGACCACTTTAAAGATTCGATTTGCAGATTCCCACTTATTAAATCGCGCACAGGTTTGGTGTTGTACACGCTGCCTTTCCAAAGGGCGGGAAGATACCATAGAAGTCCGTAGCACCATTGCTTGTAAATTGACGAGTCTTTGAGATGCATCCACAGGTTTTTAAGCTCGGCGATCGCTTGTTTTTCTCGACCAAGTCCGTATTGAGCAAGAAACGCCGCATTGATCGCACCGACCGAAACACCGCAATAAATTTCAGGGTTACAGTGTGCAAGAATATACTGCAAAGCGCCGACCTCATATGCTCCATTTGCACCGCCACCTGAAAGAACAATCGCCAACATACGCGCACCTCACTTTCCAATACATTAAAGCACATGGTGCCCTAAGTAGGCACCATGTTTTTCACAATTGAAATGGTCGCGTTTAGTTATAGCCGCAAACCTCTTCAACGCCGGTGTACGGTACGCACGTACCGCTTGTCGAAGTATCGAGAGAACATGCCCACATATATTCAGGACTCGCGTATTCTGGCCACTGATTCAAATTCATAGTGACCCCGTCGCCGGTCCCATACACATCGGTCGAGGCATCGTGCAAGCTTACCCAAAGACAGGTAACCGTACTCCAATCACCCCACAACCCATTAGTGGCGTAAAATGAATTGTTATTCGAATCGACAGATAAGTCTTTCCCTGCACGATACATCTTATTAGTCTGCACCCACGATCGCGCATGCCAACTGCCGGATGGTACATCTGAAATCGTGCCGGCTACATACCCAGAATACCCGATGAACGAAAACGTAATCGCAGACAAACTAGGATCCTCGCTCCCACCGTCGACGCCCGCATCCGGGTCGCTATCGGTCGTATCTTGCGCCTCACTCGAATAATCACTGTATTCGTCACCGTCATTTACTGCCGCGATTCGATAAATGTAAGTCGTACTCGCTGCCAGGTTTTCGTCAGTATACGAAGTCGCTTCCGCATCGGTAGTCGTGACAACACTATACGATCCGCCGGATTCTTTACGTTCTATCTGGTAACCATATTCACCGCTTGACGTGTCATTCCATTCAAGATCGATACTAGAGCTCGATGTCGCGGTCGCGGAAAGTCCGGTCGGTTGGTTGAGAATGACGAGAGGTACAAATTCGAAATCGTCGATTACCACCTCCTGCCAGCTAGCCGGGTCATCACCGTCAACAAGCCAAAAGTTAATTCGAGCATAAATCGGTTCGGTCGGACACGGATAGACATCCGATCCTGTGCGTACCCCGTCAAACATGTAAACGCTGTCTTTTATCGAGTTGAATGTGATCGAAGACGGTAGCCACGTGAACGAATGCTCAACTACCCCAGTCCCGAACGTCTCAAGCGTGTTATCGTTGGTCGAACTACTATCTAGCCAAGTGACGTACCATAAATTTGCGTCAGGCGTCGAGTCACCCCAGTCAGAAATTTCTATGTCGATTTCATAGTTATCGTACGCAGGGGCATCATCGTAGGTAAATAAACCTAGTACCACATTCGGATCAAAAGAGTCAGGTGAGCCGTTAGGTCCGTCGGTTACCGAGTAGCGATAAAAACCACAGCCGCTTACAGTAGTTTTAATCGATACCGCACTGTAATGACCGAGTGCTGACTTGTAATTCATCTTCATGTGTAGGCGGTCGTAGGCATCTACCCATATGTCTTCTTCATCACCACACCAATAGTTCGGTCCCGGACCTGCAGTGTTGCCGGTCGAACAATAGCCGCTTTTCACGTCCCATGTGCGCCCCGCAAAGTCGATCGTGCTTAAGACGACTTCAGACGTGCTTTTACCGACGTCTATTTTTTCCGCGTCATAGACCGCACAGTTTGTGCAAATGGCAATTAGTGACCCCAGCAAAACAATGCCGGTGAGCCATACGAATAGATTTTTCAAATAAAACATGTGCCCCCTCCTAGGGTGTTGTGTGTTTTTGGTTACAGTATTCCGATTATCTCGGGTCTTCAATACTATTAACCATTTCTACGGAAGTTGCCGCATTAATTTGAATTTTTAAATTCGTGCCAAGATCGATCTTGTCTTTAAGCGTGCCTAACCCTGTGGCGTAAAAAGCCGCCATTGTATCAGCGTCCTCGACATCATAATACTCGGTATCGTCTTTTGACATCCATCGAATAGGGAAAGGGGCATTAGCGCCGGCAATGACGCACGCCATGATTCGCGCTTGTGATTCCACCGATGCGGAGAATGTAATTCCGGCAAACTCAAAACCGTCGGCGACGAGCTCGGTTGTTCGTTTATCGATTTCTTTTCGCCGCTGCACTTTCAACGCTTCGAGTAACACATCAGCATTTTGTGCCGCAATTATTGTGTCAAGGGTGGCGCTTTGTTCGGTTGAAAGTGCGTCCGCAAAGGTAATAGAGAGAGTCAAACCATCGCTCGAAAACGCAATAGCGTCAGGATCTGGAATAGTGGTCTCATCTTCAAGTTGCGAAAGCAGTAACGCAAAGTTTATTGAATCTTTAACAATACTGTAATTTTTGCTAAACATATCGTCGCACCTTCATTGATCGCGCTTCAGTAATTACTTGCCGTCCGCGATGCGTCCACCATCGCACACTGATTATCTGCCCGACCTGCAGGTTTTCAATCCCCGCATCGGTTTGCACCGCAACATACGACTTCGCCTCGACAATGCGTCTGGTTTCCGGAAGCATTTCATCGTCTACGTATATCGCGATAAACACAGTTTCGGAACTCTTTAAACACGCAAACTGTCCATTAAATTCAACTTCGTAGTTACCCTCAATCTCAACAAGTTTTTCCATTCCATACAAAGGAATTGGTGCTTCTGATTTCGTGTAGGCTAACGCTGTTTCAACGATGCGTTCCGGGGTGAAGATGATGGTTCCCGCACCTACAAAAATAACGTTTGACGATTTGACTTTCGTTTTCCGCCACCCGTCGCCACTGTCCTCGACAAGAAAGATGTCATCTTCGTTGACAAGCTCTTTTTCAGGGGCATCATTGAAGCTATAAATACTTGCGGTGCTCACCACTGGCATCGCAACATTAAGCGACTCATCCTGTGAAAGATCACGAGATCCATCATTTAGAATGCACTGCCCCGCGGCGATGTACCCCTGCAATTGCGGAGCGGCTGGAATCTCGTACACCTTGTTCGATGCTGTAAGGTCAACGTCTACATCAGGAGGAAGTTCACGGTTTTCGGCAGTGAGGTTGTCGAGCGGGAGTGCGGCAGCGGTGACGTTTCTTGCGATTATAGTAGCCACGTTAAACCCTCCAACGAATCTCGAGATCGACGGATGCATATTGTGTCGGATTTCCCCCCGCTTTGTTGCGCACCGCAAGCACATCACCTTGCTCGAAATCACCACAAAGGTGGTTGTAGAACCCACTTGTTTCAACCGATACGAGCTCGGCGATCGGTGTTCCAGACGCAGTCACCTCGAAAGTGGCGGGAAGATTCGTATCGCGTGTGTAGTTGATTGACACAACCGTCCCCCGATGCTTCGCCGTTAAACCACGAGTTGCCGACATCGCCCGTCCGTCGCTACCGCGATAATACGCGCCCGCGGAAGTAGTACCGTTGCGTTCGGCATGTAATGGGAAAGTGGCGGACGAAAGCCATTTTCCGCACACAATGTCGTACTGCATCTCCATCCCAAGCAACGTGTTGAAGTACCGATCGCCATCTTCGCCGTCTTCGGGATCCGTTTCCGAATCAGGATAACGCCTTGATGTGTGTTTCGGACCTAATCCGGCAACAACTACCGCTGCCTTTTCCGCTTCCGACATCTCGACAAAATAATCATTCTCGATTTTTTGATAGCCGAGATACACCCCTTTGATTGGTGTCGCGCTCCACTCAAGCGGAACGATGGCATCAGTTGCCGGATCGTAATCGGTTAAGAAATCAGAAAACCCGTACCGAAGCACGGCACCCGTTGCGGTATTAACGACAGCATTTCGATTATCTGTAGGCATTAGCAGAAATCCCAAAAACCTTTCACCCAAACCGTAAGAGCACAGTTTGCGCTAAAATTAATGTATTGAATGTAGCGTGTGGTCGATGCCCAGATCTTAAACACGGCTGCAGAAGTTGCATCGTTGCCGTTTGCCCCGCCGTAAATGATAAATGGCGGATCACCTTGTGACGAGTCTTTATTCCGCATTGCCGCACTTTGGTCGTAGTTCGCTGCAGTGTAGCGACACATGAGGTAGATGAATAATCCTGTCGGTGGAATCCGCGCACCGAGGTAAATATCAGTCCACGAAGTAGCCGCACCGTTCGTCAGCATTTCGATATTGTCTTCGTCTTCTTCGTCATATGAGCAGTAGCGTTCCCGCCCTAAGTCGCTCTTGTAATCAAACATGTAGAAATTGCTACTACCGTTATTGATTACGCTCCCGATGCGACGATATTTTGTGTACCCACTCGGCAACGTCGGTGATGTTGAGCTCAAGCTTAGCAACCCCGCGTAAGTTGTCGTTGTCGGATTGTATATCACATAGATGTAGTACCAATACCACGCACCCTCACTACCCGTATCGAGACCGTTCGCGCCGGATTGCGTGATGTCGACGGTGAGGGTAGATGTCAAAACCATGTTGAAAGTATCGGCTTGATCTCGACATATGCCCGCCTCTATGTCGATTTGATACGTCGGATTCGACGCATTATTGTATGTGCGAAAGCCGTACATATAACCGGTCGGGAACACAGTCTCACCCCCGCCGGCTCCCGGTGGTTCCGCCCAATTGCCGTCAGCACGTAGGTAATTTGTTGTCCCACCGCCGAGTTTTGGTAAAAGTCCATGTGCACTAGTTGATGCGTTGAGATCTGTGTTGTCATCAGGAGCTGAGAGATCATCTATTTTGATGGCATCACCGCCACCGTTTTGATGCGAAGAAGCATGCGCTGCGACAGCGGTCGTAACTGCGTCCCATGCGTCATTTGCATCGTTACGCCGATAGAGTTTATCTTCATCAGAACGCCAAAAGAGCTCTTTCGCGGTCGGTGTTCCCGGGAAGCTCGTACCGCTCGGGACAACCAATGTGCCGCCGTTGTCGCGGTCATAGATGTGTAATCCGGATATCGTTTGCGAGCTTGATGCGTCAATGACTATGTAGGCGACTGACATTTAACTTCTCACACAGGTAACTGATTGAATTTTCCCACCACTATAAGTGTATGTGTGGGTAAGTGTCTCTACCAATGTTCCAACGCCATTATATTGTTTTACTGTTTCTGTAGCTACACGACCGCTCGAATAAGTGTAATCAGATTCACGTATCTTTAAGGTTTTACCAGAATTTGTCCACACAGTCACATTTGTGATCTCGTTACCGCTATACGAATACTCTTCGTAGTAGTCTTCGTCGAGCTCGTGCGCTAGCGTGTCGAGTGTGCGGTGAGTGTCGGACGATAGTTTGTCGGTGAGGTCTATCTCACCGCCGGCAGAGTCAGGAATCCAGAATAACCCAGCATCGCCGGATTTTTTATAAAGACGCCCCTCCCCGTCACTCGGATTCCCGGGCGCGCTTTGGTCGAGCAGTTCTACGTAACCGTCAATCTTCGAATCGCCGAGAATATTGATAAGAGCAGTGGAAGAACCGAGCTGTAGTTCTTCCGCCGCCCCTAAAGTTGATCCGACGATCAGGTTACCAGATGCTTGCTTACGCTCAAACGCGTCCGCTTGGAGAGCTTCGTCATCTCCTATCTGATAGAGGTACCCATCGGCACCCAATTTGAGCGCAATCGCCATTAATCAATTTTAAATCTCTTCCCTACTTGGTCAGGCGCATAGCGACAAAGTGCCTCTCCATGCTGTGCATCGACTACGACTACCGCGTACCCTTCGGGTAATTGTGGTGTTAGCTCGGTAAGTAACCCGTTTATGGTGACTTCAGCTTCGCGTCGTACCTTCATGTACTCTTCGTTTTGCGCTAATGATTGATTGATCGCGTCCTTAAGCCAAATCTCAGCTTGTGCTTTAAGTTTGGCACGAATCGGACCTGACAGCATGCGCATTTTTTGTTCAGCAACTTGGATGCGCAACCGCGGTAACTCGGTGATTTGTAACTTGAGATCTGGCTTATTTTCTACCTTTGTTGGAATACTCGGTAGTGCTGGCATTGATATTGTTTGTGGTTGTTCCGGCGCTTGCACCTGCGGCGCAGGTTGTGGCACAACCGAAGTTTGTGGTGACATTTCCGCCGCTTGTTGCACGTCAAGTTGTGGGGCAGGCGGTGGGGCTATTGGAGGCGGTGCCGTCACAGTTGGTAACGGGGTGATGGCGGGAGGTGCCACAGGGACGGGAGCCACAGGAGGCGGATTTGACATCGCTGCAGGCTGTTGCGCTTTCTGTCGTCGAAGCTCGCGTGCCCGTATTTTTTCCTGTAGCCGCGCTTGGCGAGCCCGCTCTTGCTCGTCAAGCATTGGTTGTGTTGCAGGTGATGGTTGCGCTACCGGTTCCAGCACGCCGGGAGGCGCAATCCCGCGGATTGCAACCGGATCCCCGTCGACCATCACATAAGACGGGGTGTCTAGCAATTCTGTTGTTGGCGCCGTTGGCGTTTGTTGTTGCTCGATCGGGGCAATCTCTTCAACTGGTTTGATTGATTTTGCCGTCGTGCTTTTTGAGGATTTTGTTTTGCGTGTCGTTGTTTTTGGTTTTGCAGTACTACGGGTGCGCTTCTTAGGTGCCGCACCCGTAGCTGTCTTTTTTCGTGGAGCCATTATATTTGTACCTTCCCGCTTTTGGCTTGTTTATGTGTTTCAGAAATCAGGGATTACCCGCGTATAATCGTTGGTCCCGGATCGATGAACATCTCAGTCGAGCTGTGTGCGTAACCGAGACACTTGAAAGCATCGCCCGCGTCTGCAGGAGCCGAACCGACAGCAACCGGAATACCAGTCCCATCAGGTCCGAACAACCGCGCACCGGCTGTGAAAGAAGCGCCGGACACCGCAACAAGGCTGCCGGGTCGAGCAAAGCGGCAAAGCACCGTCCCACCCGCATCGCCGGTTCCACCTGTAATACAGATTCCGACAAATCGTGAATTCGTGTTCGCGTTACCATTCCATTGTGTAACCCGACTTGCGGTCGTGGATTGCGCCACACACTCACCCGCACTTATGGTTACACCGTTCTCGATGGCAACCTCTTGCACCGAACCGTAGGAAACGCTGTCCGCCAATGCATTCAACGCACCGATGATGGAGGTCACACCCTCGAAAACTTCGCCCGTTCCGGTGTCCGTCAAAGTCCGGTCACTGGATTGCGAAAGGGTGATTCCGCTATTTCCGACATCGTCGAAGCTCAATTCGCCTGCAGCCGCATCAAGACTTAGGTTGCCGGACGAAGTGGCTAGCGAAGAAGCGCCTGCACCGTCAATCGTGAAACCGTTTGCACCCGCGTTGATGTCAACGAGAGCTGCGTTGATTTCCGCTTCAGTCGAAGAAGCGCTACCGAGGACGATCGTACGCGCTGCAGCGCCGGTACCGATGTTGATGTTCTGCGCGACAGCGTCAGCACCGATGCTGATTGCTCCGCCGGAACTCTCGATCGCGATTGCACCGCTAGAATCAATCTCGATGGAAGTGGCGTCCACGTCCAAAAGACCAGCCGAAGACAGTGTCAACGCGCCGGAAGTCGTGGTCGACAGAGTCAAGCCAGCACCCGCAACCGAGAAATAGGAAGCGCCCGCCGCATCTATTTCTACGCCAGCCGCCGCGCTTACGTCGAGCTTGCCAGCACCCGCGGTCGTAATCGCAACATCTTGACCACTGGTCGGAGTCATGATGATCTTGCCACTACCGTCGACAACGAAAACGCTCGCGCTACCGTCTTGCACGTCGAGAGCATTGCCGCTTCCGCCGTTATCAATCTCCAATGCCGATCCCGTCGCATTCGCGCCGGTCGTGATTTGCGCAGCGTTGCCGCCCGTGGAGGTTGAAGCCGGTGACTTGTTAATGTCCAATATGATCGTGGTGTCGGAATCGGTGTTATTCGACAACGCAACCGATCCTTCGGCTGCCGTGACAGCGATCGTGTTTCCCGCCTCGTATGCGGTCTGCAGGGTATCCGCACCCGCTGCCGTGATTGCCGCATCCAATTGATCCAACGCGCCCATCAAATCGGTGCGCGTTACGTTCCCGAGCAAACTCGCATCGATTCCGATCGAATACGCACCGCAGTTCGTGCCCGAAGCCGCGAGGTTATAGGCGTCCAAGTTCGGACCTTCGTCGTTGACGGCAATGAGCCACAACTCGGCAAGGTAATCGGTTACCGAAGAACCGATACCGACAGCACCCGCACCGACCACGAGGTCTTCGTTCAAGTTGACGGTGTCGCCGCCACCCTGACCGATGTTGATCGTGTCATCGCCGGAACCGAGATTGACATTCCCGTTTGCGGTGAAAGTGCCGGTGATGGTTTCGTTCGTCGAAACGATTTCGGAACCGTCAACGGTCAAATCACCCATCACGCGCACGAGCTCGCCGGACTTACCTAGCTGCAGTTCATCGCCGCTGCCTAGGTTGGCGCCGATTTTCATATCCGCGCCGGCTGTGCGTTGCTGTATCTCGTTGATGTCGAGAACGTCGCTGCTACTTAGCTGTGCGAGTACGCCATTAGTGGTATCTAATTTTAATGCAATAGCCATTGTCTGTTTGCCTCCGTTTAGACAGCGTCAAAAAGCGCGTCTAGATCTACATCGTACGTTGTTTCTGTTGCCGTCACGTCGGTGAACAGGGATCCACCGGGTCGTGTTTCGCCGTTTCGGATCGTACCGGTCGGTACGATGAAATTTTCGATCATCGCTTGCGCGGTTTCGTTTTCAGTCTGCACGACTTGATCAGCGGTGAGCTGAATCAAAGGACAAACGCTCTTATCGCGTCGTTTTGGAACACCTCCCACATAGGAATCGAACGCTACGCGAAAAATGAACGCACCGTTGCGCATGAAAGGTGCCGCAAGCTCTGTGTTAAGTTGATACAACTTAACATCGATTTCAGAACTTTCAGTCTCTACGTTGTCGAGAACTCTCTTGCGTCGAATTTTTGGAGTTTTTTCTTTTTTTGGATAAAGTGCCATGTTACCTCACAATGTATTATAGGACCACAGGGGTATCAGGATCAAGTAACAACACCGTCGATGTAAGTGCTTGCCCAACTTTTTGTATAACAGTTCCCGGTGTAGTTGGCAAAGGTGGGACAATAATTTGTCCGTCTGTGCCGAGAAATAGATCCGTACCTGGCGTCAAGCCAGTGAATCCGGTTATGACGCCATAGAAAACAATTGTCGCCGTTGTTGATGTCGGCTTTTCGATAGACATCCCGATCACCGGTGCGGTCGCAATCGCGCTGTTATCCGCATGTTCGACGGTATCAGGACCTGTTAAGTAAACAAGGCGGCGAAGTTGCAAGCCACTTGGAACCGTATACTGTCCCGTATCCGATCGAATCTGTCCCGCGTTACCAATAGAATTAAGTAACGCCTTCAATGACGCATCACTTCCGAAAACAGTTTCCGGATCATCGAACCATTTCCCGAAACCACTCCCGTGAATAACGCGTTTGAATTGTGATCTTAAAGCATTGAGATCATCGCGTAAGTTTTGTACATCAGTCTGAAGTGTGGAACCTGAGGGAAGGCTATCATCATACGAATCAGAATTACCAACTTGCGTCTCTTGATCAATTACTAGTTTGCCCACGACACACGCTCCGTTTTAAGCGTAACACACAATGCCCGCTGACGTCAGGAGACGTGCGGGCATTGATGGGCAATTCGTACTACGCAATTTAAGCGATACCGTTATCGCGTAGACTCTTTTTGAGCTCGTTATTCGATGAACCAAACGGAACTTTGATATCGTTCTTTTTACAGAGCTCAACCAATTCATCCCGTTTCATGTTATCGATATCAGGAACCTCTTCTGTAGGTTCATCAACGATATCGGAATCGTCAACGTCATCGAGTATCGCGTCTGCGGTCGCAAGACTTCCGGGATTGACATCTTTAACCTGTTTCCCGATGCCTGCATACTCGCTTTGTGTACGCGCTTTTTTATCTACCGGTGCCGGTTCCCGTATTTCCGTTTCACGAAGCGCAAAACCTTTCAGTCCCGCCGCGGTCGCAATTGCTGCAAGGTCAGATCTGGCAGCCTCTTTGTAAGACGCCTTATCCATCACCTCGAAGTATGGCGCGCCGCTGTCTTGCTTCATTTTACGAAGCTTCGCTCCGACTTCCGCAGATACGGTATACCAGTTCCCGGAAACAAAAACCTTACCATCGACAGCGACCCGCATCGCGAGGGCACCTGTGGCTTTATTGTACGGGGTAACACGTACGTATGAAAGATTGTCCATTTCTACCTTACCTTCCCCAACACTAACTACCCTACCAGTATGATAGGGTAGTCGATGTTGCGTAAATTGCCGAGAGTTGACTAGTCAACCCACACGCTAATTTCAGCGCCGGTGATTGCGGACAGATCGGAGGCATTCGCCTTTTCCGCGCCTACGCCGCCGTTAGTCGATGGTGCGTAAGCCATAAGCTTACCCGTGGAAGCGACTTTGAGGAAAATCAAAGTCGTGCCATCATCGGCTAGAACGGTTTCGGACATGCGGACGGTGCCACCTTCGAGCGAGCTCGAAATGTCATACCCGCCGGTCGGGTAAGAACTATCGAGATCAACGTTCAGTTTGCACCAACGTCCGGGAGCGGACGTCATGCCGTGACTTAGGGTTGCGCTATTTACTGTGATCGCCATGGTTAAAACTCCTGATTTTTATGAGAGTTGGTTAATGTTTGCTCGTGGGAAAGCGGTTAGACCGCAGTTACTGCAGTCGCTTTTACAACGGCAGGCTCATGCGCGAATTTGAAAACAACGCGCGCAGTTACGACTAGCAACCACACACCCGCGGAGATGTCGCGGTCAGCTTCGATGCGAAGCTCTCTCCACACGCCAAACAGCATGTTTCCGGGATCGAGCAACATCACGACGCTTTCGTCAGTTCCGGCACCGAGATCAACCGGGAAAACGGGAACGCCAGTTACAGGGATTCCGTTGAAACCGCGGGTTGCCGGTCCGTCTATGTGCGTGTCACCCATTACGGTTTCACGGGCAGCGATCAGCTCGTGGTAGTCGAGCACGACTTCGTCAGCCGTTAGGTACTGCATGGATCGCTTATCGCGCCGAAACTCGGACGGCATGGTTTTGATCATGTCGCGTAGAAGGTTTCGGGAGATCGAAGCGCTACCCGCGGGCACGCCGTTCGTGGTCGCTTGCTTGATGAAACCGTCCATGATGACCAAAAGGTCGTCAGAACTGGTCGTATCACCGTTGAAAGCGAGATCTTCGAGGTCGAGGGAAATCCGTTCGGCGAGCGTGTCGCGAACGGTGGACTCGAAGTTACCGCGCTCGATCGAATCTTCCAATGCCTCGTAAGAGACACGCGCCTCGGCTTTCACCAACTGCGCATTGAGCTCGATCTTGCTCGTGTCCGGCGCACTGCGTTGTGCCACCGGTAGCGCCGTTGCTTCGAGACCCTTGCGGAGAGCTCGGGAACCGAAACGGATCTTCTCGCGAAGCTCACTCGGTGCACGCATATCCACGCGCGTCATGTTACCCATCATGACAGCCTTGTCGATTGCCAGTCGCACGAACTTGTCGTACTGATCGGCGGTTAAGATACCCCCGGGCGCAAGTGTCGAAAGGGCGGTATCCGCTTTTTGAATCAGAGTGCGATTATCGGTCATTTTTCTATGCTCCTACAGTTGTTGACGGATTGCTTGACGGCTAGGCAACCCACTTATTAGGTTTGGTCCCTTGCGTGAGTGTTGGATCACCTGCACCGGGGTTTTGGTCTACCCTGCGCGAGACCGGTGCAACCGGTTTATTCGCCAGGTTAGAAAATTTTTCGTCGAGTGTTTGTAGCCTTTTTGCGATTTCCGCTACCGTTGGTGTGTCACTCGGTGTTTCCACAGGAGGGGTCACAACCGGCGGTTCCGCGGGAGGCGTTACAACCGGCGGTTCCGGTGTAACATCGGACTTTGTGACGGGTGACAAGTCTTCGAGTAGGTCACTGAGCACTTTTAAAGCACTCTGAAAATGCTTCAGACGCTTCGCGCTCATCTTCGCACCTGACTTTGCTATTTCGGCTGCCATAACCGAAACAGTGTCAGCCGCTTTCGTGACTATGGGATCGGTATCGGTGGACACATCTTCGGGCGAAACTGCCGGATCCGCGGGAGCAGGGTCAGTTTTCACGGTACTTTCGGGAGCAGGATCCGTGGAAGCCGCCGGGTCTGCGGGAGCGGGATCTACCGGTGCCGGTTCCGTTTTTGCGGTAGGGGCAGGGTCAACCGGGTCACTGGTCGGAGGTGTTGCGGAATCTACCGGTGCCGGATCAGTCTTCGTTGTCCCCTCGGGAGTGGCAGCCGGATCAACCGCAGGCGGTTCCGGTGCCGGGTCAGTTGCGGGCGGTTCCGCGGGAGTCTGGCTTTCAACCAATGCACCGAGTGTCTTAAGGACAGTCTGTGTCTTGATAAGCGCATCTTCCGAAACGACTTTCTCTTCGTCGCCGCTGACAAGCGCGATTGAAAGTTCACCGAGTGCCTTGAGAGTCTTGGCAGTGTCGGTGTCACCCGCTGAAACCTTGAGCATCCGTTCGAGCATGCCGGTCACAGCTTCCGGGTTATCGGCTTCCGCTATGGTCGCCATTACGGCAGCAATTGCCTTCAGCTTATCGCTGGTTTCGGTCCCGAGTCGAGATGGTAGGTCTTTGTGGACATCCACGACGCCACCGAGTGCATCGTACATCGCGCTAAAAGCTTCGATGAACTCACCCGGTAATTCGGAGCTGTCTATTGCTTGCCCCTCGTCGACCGCTTTTGTGATGTCGATCAATTGCTGCAGCGCATCGCCGAGCGCCTTTGAAACAGTTTCACGTACATCTTTCGGAAGATCTACTTTTGATAGCTTCATTGATTCTACTCCGTTTGCTTGTTTGACAGTTAGGAACCGCCGCCGATTTGCCGCTCGATCCACTAATGAAATTTCGAAAGGTAGAATGTCGCGCAACCGAAACTTCGCCGCCGGACTTTTGACCAATCCGAGTAAAGCTCCAAGTAATGCGTCTAATTCTGTTTGTGGCATAATGTGCCCTTTTCTCTTAGTGTGACAGTTGCGCTACCGAACTTCCATACATTTCTTTTAGTAAACCACTAAATTTCGTTATTGCAAGGCTTCTCGAATTGCAGTCCCGCCAATTGAAAAGCCGGTAAAGACACCTTTTCTCACATCATCCCACAATTCATCATCGGTAACACGTGCGCCCATCAACCATGTGCCAAGCGGAAAAGTTTCGCCGCCGTGCGTTTCTGCAGTCTTCGTGAGATAGGTTTCGAGAATCTTCACGCCTTCCACCGGACGCCCGTTGTGCATAACTTTGAATACGCCGTTTGCACGTTCCATGTACGCGTGCGCCGCTTTACGCACCTCTTCCGCGCTATAGATTTCATCCTGCGAATCCGGTTCATCCGGCACGAGAACCACGCCAAAAATAAACCGTTCTTCTTCCGGCGCTTCTGCCATGACCTGATCTTCTGACTTTACGATCCGAACGCGTCGTTCTCGATCGTCACACTTACCGACATCGACCTTGTTCGCTCCATCGAGCATGCGTCGCGCTTTGTCTTGCAACGATTTCTTTTTATCCGGTGTCAGTCCCGGCGCATTGCTTTGGGGAATCCGCGCGATCGCGTTTCGAAGGTGGGGGAGGTCTACTTTACCGTTCGCATCCTTCACGGGGAAATGCCGCGCAGTTCGTGGAACCGTCTTCCCATCGCTATCTTTACTCTTACCTGGCTCGATGTACAGGAAAGAGCTGTCAGGGAGCGTGTTGATAAACGCAGTCGACCATACGGCTTTTTTCGCGTCTACCTTTTCCGCCATAACACCACGATCTTGCAACTCTGCGACTACAAGACAGTGCGCCGCTTGAATCGCAGGAATAAGGCTTTCGTCAACCGGCGACGGTGACAATAGGTCAATTAGGCTCCCCCTAAGTAGCATCAGTTCAGCCGCCGGCATACTCCCGAGCTCAACGATCTTCGGGTCGGCTGCGAATGCACGTGGATCCACCATCCCCTTGGCGATATCCGTTTCGAAATTTATGATCGCAGATTGCGACTTCAAGATAACCGGGTCGGATAAATCTTCCACCAATTCCAAAGGAATGTAGTAAAAACTATCCACCCCGTCGAACTCTGCGCGTGTTATAGAATCCACGCCATCGACCACATGCGCCGCAAACTTCTCGACGTCAACGGTGCTCACAGGAGCATACTGTCTGACAATCGCGTACACCATCGGGATGTCCCCATCACCGACTAGTGCTTGCGGTTCACCGATCTTCGAGATAAGTTGCTTTTTTGAGAAAAACCCGGCACTCTCCCCAGCGCGTAGGCGACCAACGACAAACTCAGGATCGTGCACTTTTAGTGCAGGAAACTTCCCGGTTATCGATAGCGCCATCCGCCGACTTCGCCGCTCTTCGTCTTTGCCGCGAGCACCGCACCGTTTATTGAGAAAAGCTTGAGCTTCCGCAAGTAGTTCTTTTGTTCCCATGACTGTCATGCCTCCGAAGTGCCCCACGCTTGCCGCTCGGATTGCGGCTCCCACTTCCCACCATCCAATTGCACACGAAGTGCTTTCGGAATTGTGTCGAGTGCGCGCGAGGTCGAATAATGTAAATCGTAGCGCATTGCCATAAAGAGATCATAGCACATGTTGGTGCGTGTCTGAATTTCAGCACGTGTCGGGTTGTGTGCGGTCGACAATACGATAACATCGCTACTGATACGATCTTTATCTTCTTTGAATGATTGCGCAACAATTTTCACAATCCTATTAATGACTCGTGCAAGCTGCACTTTGTCACCAACCATATTCGTGAGAATTTCTGTTTTCGATTTAACTGGCATACTTTCACCTTCCCCTGGCTAATCTGCCGGAATTGTAATGCATCGGCACAACCCATGTGCGGGTGGTGTCTGTGTCGCACCCGATGATCCCGGCGCTAAAGCAGTTCGAAACGAACCGCGCTGATCTTCTCTTCCGACCGCGCTTTGTAGCACATTTGCGACAAGCGGACCGAGCTTCCCACCTCGAGTAAGTGGGGCGACGTAAATACTGCCATTTGCTTCGCGATACCACGGCTGTTCACTCATGATCCCGCGTTCCGGATCTTGGTCCGCTGCCGCCCGCGTAAACTGGTCTAGCGCATCCGCAACCGGTAATCGCGTTCCGTGCAAAAACCGACAGATATTGCAGGTCGCACCGTCGAGGACAGCGTCCCACAAAAACCACAGAATACCCGCATCGCGATAGCCTGTAAGTTGCCCGTAGCTACTTGCTCGACCGAGTGTCACATTTGCAAGCATGCGGTAGTATTGTTCAGATCGACCAGATACGCGCTGTGCAAGCGCTAAATGCAACTCTTTACTCAAGGCACGATCATCAAGTCCCCGCCGAAGTCCCCGCGCAATCACCGCCCGCGCATCCCGTTCCGCCCACGCGTTCGCGCGTCGCGCGTAATCGCCGGTCATAAAAAACGGCATTTGGCTAGCTATACGCCGCACCGCTACCCGGTCCGGTCGCGCGAAACTTTCCGCGATTCCGAATAACGAAGCACGTCGCGAAACCTCACCGGTCGCGAGTAGCGTCGCACCGGCTGCCGTAGTTGCCGCCTTCACACCGACATTAGCGCCAATCATCGAAACAGCTAAACGTGTCTCGGCGACAACCGCGTCCATTTGCTCAACCGACATTGCCGTCCATTCGACATCGAGACGATCGAGCGCCGCCCCTAGGTATTCCGCTTCCGCGCCACGCCCCGCCTTCAACAGAGATTTTTGCAACTTATTGGCGATAAGTGCGCGATCGACACTCTTCAACGGATCAAGACGTTTTGTGACTGCGACCCGTTCGACTGCAAACGGCCAATACCACAGTCCGGACTTCAAGCGCATTGCCCCTTTAAGCACAAGAGCTTCACCGTCCCCCTTTGCGGCGATGTAACGAGATCGCGCTTCTACTTCCCGGTCATTATTGCAGCGCACAAGTACGCGTAAACGGGGAGAGTATACCGCCTGTAGCTGGCAGTTATGCATCGTCGGAGGATCGAGCGACAACGCATCAGCCGTGAGTTGCTTCACAATCCGCCATGGCGGACCGATTACCCCGTCAGGGTAATCCATCAACGGTACACTTTCACCGAACATTTAGTGCATGCATCCCGGGCGTAGCCACTGACCGCCGGTCCCAACAATGGACACCGTCGAAGATGTGCCCTTCACGTACGTGGTAACGCGAAATGACACAAAGTGACCGTCAACGCTAAACTCGGCGCTTTCATCCACACCGATTACTGTGGATGCGCCAACCACCCACTCGTACCCACTGTCGGACGGTACGCGCATAAGCATCTCGACAGTTACGGATCCCGTCCCACCGGGAGCAACATCAAACTCAGGACGCACACGAATTTTTTCCCACTCCCGCGCGTCAAGTATATCGGCGTTTGCGGTCGGTAACCATGCGGCAGCGTCAGCCGCACTAATAGCCTCGCGGATCGCTACCCGCCCATTTGTGTTATAAAGGCGTTTGTAAGTAATCGCCATGGTCTAGCCCTCCTTATTACCGGTTTGCTCTTCTTTGAGTCCGGTTTTTTGATCTTCTACAGCCTTGTCCTTTGCCGCACCGAGCGCTTTATCGTGCCCCGCGGCGAGCTGTTGCGCTTCGTCGACGAGCATGCGCATCGCGTCATTTTGCTCTTCGCCGGTCCCACCTTCCGGAACCATCCCGGCTAATACTAGCTCAATCGGATGTTTTGCCCACGTAAACGGTAAAGACGGAACTGCGATACCCATCGCATCAGCAATGATTTCACGCCCCTCATTGACTGATAGGACGTGCGCTTTTACAAGCCGTTCGACAATCTCGGATACGACATCCGGATCACGCGTGCGATTACCGAGTGTCTTGAAACGCCAAAGCGTGATCCCGAGCTCGGGAAGTACTTTCCGATTAAACAGCGCATCGAACTCGCCACGCTCGGGAGCAAAGACCTGCTCTTCGGAAAATCGAAGGGAAGCCGCCGCGGTCGCCTTGTTGAAGTCTCGAACGTCGCCACGAATCAACCGCGGAAGACGGAACGCCGAACCAATTTTATCAATGTTGCGCTCATCGTATTTTTGAAATTGCCCCTCCGACAATTGCTGATCACTCAAGCGCTCAAACTTCAAAGTCGGCTGTGTTGTGACACCCGACATGGTCGACGCCGCATCCGCCACCGCTTCGATGATTAAAATCTTATGGAAATTCTGACGCCCCTTGATGTGATTTTGGATATAATCCCGAATCACGGTGACATCGTCCGCACCAATGCGCCCACCCTGCACGAGTAGCGCTAAAGGGGGAATCGCCTTGTTATCGAAGTAATCGTAATTAACTTCATCCGCTGCCCGTGACCCGAGCACCGACAAAAGACTACCTATCCATCGAGGGATCCCGTAAGCCTCACCGGGTCGCGGTAGCTTGAAATGTAAGATTTCATTCGCCGGTGCATCTGTTTCGTCTGTCCGCGCTTTTTCGAACGAGTCGATATCCGGATACACTTTGCCGGTTTTACGGCTCACGATACGTGGATCACCGAACTCTTTAAAGTACACAGTGCTATTGCCAATCGCCTGCACAAACCGTCGAAAAAACCGATACTGCGTCACCGTGCTCTCTTGAAACTGCCCCACACGGACCGTGTCCTCGACTTCTATAGGGTCTTCGTCTGCCGCCGTTAAGCGCATATGCGTCGAGGGGACAAGCATCGCACGCGCGATTGCGCCTTCACGGTTACGAAGAATCTCCCAATATGCATTACCGGTAATTTCAAGATGTTGTCGTGTCTCTCGACGAAGGGAAGTGAAAGATCCATCAGGATTAATGAACTGCAAGAAACCGTTAAACTTCAGTTCTTCGAAACGTGCTTGTCGTCGCAACACTTTGATTTGTGTGTTGACCTCTTCATCACCGGGAGGTTCCGCATCCATTTTCCCATTACTAACCCACATTGCTTCACGAACTTGATCGACGATATCTGCCGCTTGAAAGTCGAAAATAGGTTCAAGGCGATAGCCAAGACCGTCTATATTCGTCATGTACGCTTCGACGTTTTGATTCAATGCGGACGAATTTTCAGCGATTTTCATCAACCACCGCGGATCATATGGTGGGGTAAGCACGCCGGCACGCTTGAAAACTTTTTGTAACGCATCGATAGCGTCGTCTTGCATCGCCGACGGTGCCGAAACACCTTCCCCCGCAATTCGCGCTTTGATTACATATTCTCGAGTTTGTGAGTCAGACGTATTCTCGGACATAACACCCTCTAGCCTAGCACCTTTGTACCTACACGTGTTGCTTTTGTAGCCGCACGTCGTGCAAGTTCGCGTGCAAACCACGACGCCATCAGGCGATCGCCGGTGTGCCCGCCGGGATCATAAAAGAGCATTTCTTGGATCCACTTGCCCATGTTTTCACAAAGTGGTTTACCGCCTTTACTCGGGATCATCCACCCGGCATTTGCAAATTCAGCCGCAAGCGCTTCGATACCAAGTAACGGATTTGTCTTGTTGCGTCCGGTCGTATACGGAAGCACAGGGATAACACCACCCTCGTCGAGTGCGAATTGCAGAATGAAATGTTGCGCCGCATTGTTCTCGACTAGTACGATACTGTTGAAACGCTTATTTACACTGATGATGTTCCTAACGATTTCCGGTCCTGTCCATTTTCCCGCTAAAACCTCGACAACTTGGCGCTTGTTGGTCATAGCGTGCACAAAAATCGTGAACAGTACGGTTTCATCCGCGTTCGAATGTTTCTGCACACCGAGGTCGACACCCGTAAAGAACTGACCGCCGACATTTAAATCCATGCGCCGCAAGACGTCGAGCGCATCCGCAAGCTCGGGATGTTCCGCGGTGAACCACCCGGGCGGACTAAGTGTCGGGTGTTTGCGGAAGAAATCAACCGCGCTTGACGCCGGCTGACAGCCGGCACCTTCCGCAAGACATTGATCAATCCATGGTCGTTGAAACCGCGCCTCCGCATCGTCACGTGCTTGGCAGAGCATTTGTCGCGCAAATTCAAGTGGTCCGAGCTCTTCCCGCTTCAAAGCGATACGATCTCGAGGCCACTGCTCTTCCCACATGGGATTACCGTCCGCGTCTTCGACAGGGTAGCGCATGCAATACCACCGCGGCTGTGCCGCAAAGCGATGTAAAATGTCGTCAGGATGCCACGCCGTGCCGATAGCAATGACTCGACCGCCGGCAGTTAGGCGCCCCGCAATAGTCGAATGATACCAGTCCCACACGTCCTGTCGCGACCGCGGTGACTGTGTGTTTTCATAGTCAAGAATATCGTCAAGAATCACGAGGTCGAGACGGGCACCGAGGATGCTACCGTGCACACCAACCGCGCGCACTGATGGATCGCGCTTTGTAATCTTACGCTTTACGGTAATCGCGCCGGCAATCCACGGCGATCCCGGCACAAGGTGCGGAAATACCGTATGTAGGTGCTCATCTTCTTCGATGTATTTGGCTATCGCGTCAACGGCTTTCTTTGCTTGCAAAAAAGTGTTCGACACAATCGCTACACGTAACTCGGGATTACGACCGAGCTCGAAAAGAATCCGCCCGACTGCCATTTGCTGCGAATTATGCGTAACTGTGTACGCGTGTCCCATCAAGTACGTGTGATCTTTCGAGTCTACTGTGATACATTTTACCGGACGACTTTCAACTTGATGGACATCAATCACCGCCCTGTGTCGCGTCCACCGACGATCGCCATCCAACCGTTGCCGCGTTAATTTACGTGGTAGTTTGCACACAGCTTCGTGTGGCGTCCACGCGACGCGCCATTTATCGCCGACAACTCTACCATTTAATTGCGCTGTCCCTTTTGCGCACGTCGCTGTAAAACCGAGAGACCGTACAAGTTCTATCACACCTTCCGCCAACGCTTGAATTGTACTCGTAAATTCAACCCGCCCCTTACCATCACCCGACACGTGCCCGTCAGTGTCGATCAAGCCAGCCAATAGTTCACGCCGTTGTGCGACACTTGCAGTAAGATACGCCAACGGTATGTGCTTATTACCAAGCACGCCCAACTTACGTAAACGTGCGCGAAGACGCGTAGGATCATGATTTGTGTGCTTATCGTCGTCACCGCCGATATTGATTTTAAATACTTGTGGCTTTTCTTTGTGCCGATGCCACTTACCGCAACGCCCACCCTCTAACTCGATGCAACGATCGGCAATCATGCGATCTTTTTCATGTACGGTAAGCATTGCAGTAGCTGTTTCACCATCGCCTAGCCAAGCACCAAGTACGTACGGATGCACATCAAGTGCAGCTTCCGGATATTCCACCGGTGCCGCTACCGGTACGTGCCACTTCGCTTGCTTACGTTTTTCCGGTCCGACACGATGCACGCGCGCAAACATTTCTTTAGTGGTTACTACCCGCGGTTTACCGCTACCGTGCACCGCTAAATCGTCAATACTCCACGCAAGCCAGTTATGATCCGCATCGGCAAGTTCTGTCACACCATCGTCGAAGACTACCTCAAAAACATCACGCCCATATTGTACGGGTGAGCACCACGTCACTTTGTGGGGTAACCCATCGGCACCAAATACCGTGTCACCAACTTTAAGCTCACCCATCGTCGACCACCCGGTCGGTGTCGGTATGGGAGTGTCTAGCGGCACCGCTTTACCTGATTCGATATGTGAGTACAAAATCACGCGATCATGTTGGTCGCACGCCTCATGCCATTCGACATGGCATTGTCCCTGCTCAATACCACACCCGTGTTGCTCGTCTTTTAGAACAAGTTCAAGAAATGTGTTGATATCACTGCGCGCGCAGACAATTCGTGCACGTCGTGCAGATTCAACAACTGATGCATGATCGACATTTTTTGCAGCCGGTGCCATACTCGAAAGGTAGCATTATTCATCCGCAATTGCTACAATGTCAGCATGAGTCACCTTTCAAAAATTGCTAGAAATTGCTACAGCACACTTTCAAAAGCATCCCGATCTGCCAGTCGCCGCACGCAAGATGCGGTCGCTCCGTTGCTCGTGGACGTATACGAAAAACTTATCCGCACCGCCTCACAAGAAAAGGGCAGTGCTGATATATGGCGTCATGTGAGTGCCGTCCTTACGCAAATCAACCTGCTTCTCATCGAAGAACGCATCGCATGCGACGTCACAAAATCACTTGCACAACTCAATAAGGATATAGTGCTAGCGTATCCACCGCCGGCTATCGCGCGAGAAAAAGCGAAACCAACGATTCGACTTCACACTAAAAATGGTTAGTCCACTCTTCACGCTCGCCGAAGAGGTAGAAAAATACCTCGGTCACCTACATAATATCGGATCACATTCCGAAATTCGTGCCGCGCGGTCTATATGGTTAAAAGCGCATGGCGCTTTTCAAACGGCACGCTGTGAGTTGCGGCGAAATCGTACAGAGAGATTCATGTACCAATTAAACACACTAGCTACTTCGAGCAATGAGCTCTGCAAGCTCGCCGAAAGTACTGAAGAATTTACCGATGTATGCCGCGCCGCCCGTACTGCAATCACAGCTTTACAAGATGCATTGCATGGCGACTCGCGGTCAAATACATAAAGTAATTGCAACTCTTGCGCAGCGTGTAAGTGCGTGCCGTACCATGTACGGGGTACACGGATTACTAGACAACGATCTTGCACTCCTACTTAAATGCTCGGCACGGTTGAGCACAAGACACGCGAGTAGAAATCGCAACATCGGTGCCGGTGCGCAAGCTACCGTCAAAACCGCGGTACTCGTCGCGCGTCGTTTTCTTGTAAGATATCGTAACTCAACATACTTTTCACAAACCAAACTTGAAAAAGCAGAAAGCGCACTTCGCGCCGCCGAACACGAACTAAAACTCATCACAGTAATAAAGATACTACAAAATGACAAGTCCGAAGATGAAAGAGAAATGGCTTGAGAATAGGCAAAACCTAGGCTCATACCACAAAGCGATTCTTACCGAAGTAGACGCCTATTTCGCGCGTGTCGAGGGTAACGATAACGCGCAAATACGCCGCGCTAAAGCGACGGTCGAAGGTGCCTCGAAAGACGTGCTACCGTTCACAATCGTAATTGCGGCATTGCGCTTTATCAGCACCGTGCGCGGAGTCTACCGGGCACGCCAGCAAAAATACAATCTGGAAGAACACGAGAAGCCAATCCGTGATCTTCTCGATAGATATAAAACAGCCGTCTACCTTGTGCTGTCGTAGTTAGATCTTACAAAGAAGTTCGGACGCCGAATACACACGCTTCGCACCATCGACACCGAGATATTGATTCAGTTCGTGGAGCTCATCCGGATCCCGATAAGTGATCACGATGCTGTTTCGCCCTTTCTTCATCCGTGGAGGTTCGTCGAGTGGAGGTGCCGTATTGATTACCCCGTCGTCTATCGGCGACACGAGCTTGCTGATTTCATCACTGTCTAGTCCGGTGAGCGACAGATCATGATCCGTGTCATCTAGTGTTTGGATTAGATCGCGAAGAATGTCGTCATCGATCTCCGCCCCCTTCGGGGCGACATTATCGGCAATGAGGTCGTCGATTTCTTCCGCCTCACTCGCGTAGTCTTGGTCGTCCACCGGGATACTCGGCAAACCTAGTTTTTGCGCCGCTAAAAAGCGACCCTCACCGCGCGTCAGATATCCGCTACGTTTGCTCACGGTACACGGTAAACGCCACCCATTGCCCCGCAAAATCCTCACCAATACATCAATCTGTTTCGGCGGATGTTTGTTCGGATTCCGCGGGTGTAGCTTCACTTCTTCGACAGGTACGATGCGGGTGTGCTTACAGTACACCTTGATCCCGTTGATTTCTGGGTGGCGTTTACGCATGGATTCCCCCGTCTAGCTAAAATCTGGTCTAAAATCGCTTAAATCTTGGTGTACTCGATATTGAATCGCATCCTTACCGCCGACCGCGAGCCACACGTATTTGTCGGAATGGTCTTGATCATCCGCGGTGTAATCGTCGAGACATGCGTGACACAATTCGTGCACAACCGGTTCACCGTAAACGTTTACGAAGTCTTTGAGTGCTTGCTTAGTCCGTACTTTGATGCACACGGTAGGAATTTCAGTACCCCAAAACCAACATCGTGTTAAGCCCATGCACGCCGCCGAATGTAGGTAGTGCTCGTAATGACGTTTCCCACCCATCGCGTTGTAGGTCTCTTCGTCCATTAATTGCACAATGATGTGCTGCGTTTGCTTCGCCGCATTTCGCACGAACTTCCTTTGTACATCAAACTGATGTCTTACGGTGTCGTTAATTACACTACACCATTTAGCCATCAGTTCACCCCGATCTTTTGATACCTCGATTCCGATTTTGTCTGCGATAATAAAGGTCGTTTTCAAATGATTGTAGCTTCCCGAATACCGCTTACCCTTCACGGAATATTTGGGTTTACCACCCATCACTACGAGAATGATCCCGAACGCGACCAGTGCCGCGCCGAGTAAACATAACGTTACAATTGCTCCTGTCGCCATGGCTTACGCCCCTTTCCCGGAAGCTACACGCTTCCAACTTTGATTAGTATACATTATAGCGCCGGTGAAGGGGAGCCCCCTCTTTGTTTACGGCACCCGGCAATACCGCTTGTGCGCGTTATCGGTCAGCGGGACCGCACAATCTCCCACCGAAAGGAGGCTCATCCCAACGCCTCGACCTGTTGCATTTTTCGCGCCATATCAGATATTTTGGGAACGCTAGGGAACACAACACCCCACAATGCGACTATTCGTCCACTGGATTGGTAAACTGTACATGGTACTCAATCGGATCACCCACCTCGACTTTAACCCCTTCACGCGTAGCAAGCCACTCACAAAATAACCGCCACATGTGCACCGCATAAGTCGAGAAATCAAGAAACGCATCATACGGCTTTTCGTTGGCGAGCGTGTAACCCTTCCGAATGTACGAAACTATCCGGCGCCGTTTATCGCCGATACGTCCAAAAGCATTCTCCCACGCGGGCGTACCCCACTCTTCCGACTCTTTGAGATTTGCGAGCGGATCTTCAGACGAACCATAATCGGCACCCTTCTTCCGTTGCGTCTCCCACATAATCATGATCATTTGTTCGAACGACGGGCGTGGTCCGCGGGGAAGGTGTCGATCCTCGATCAGGTCTTTGCGTATTCCGGCGATGAACAATTCAGGCGTTACATCGCTATGCATGTTCGCGAGCGCTTGCGCAAGACGCGTATGATACTCTTCGATCTCAGTCGCGTAATCCAACGGTAAAAAGTGGTCCACGACTGCATTCGCCCGCGCGCATAGCGCCTTCAACGCGACCAATAGCGTGTACGCCTCATCGTGACGATTCTCCGAATGCGCCGCCGCTACGAGCTGTCCGAGCGTTTCAAGCGCGTGTTTGTATTCTAGTTCGCCCATGTGTAAAGTCTCCCTTTCGATAGTTCTTTGGTTTTTGTCGATAGATTAGCGATAATTTTTGGTTTCGCACATACACCGCATTTGTGCGAATGGTACGGCATAATCGTAAAGGTG